GGTTGGTGCCACAGGGTGTCGGCGTCGAGCCAAACGAGGTGCGTCTCAGGGCCTGGTGCTTGCGAAGCGTGGGCGATGGAGGCGGGCTTGAAGGCGAACTTCTTGGCGTCGCGGCGGTAGTCGTAGGTGCGGCCGAAGATGCCGGAACAGATGGGCGACTGGTGCCGCGTCTGAAAGTCAAAGAGGCAGGGCATTTCCCGGCGGAGGCTGCGGGCCTGAAGGCGCAAGCCACAGGAGGGGAAGTCGGGTGGAATGGCGTCGTCGAAGTAGACATCGAGCGAGGCGTCGAGGTCGGCCCAATGTTGAATCCACGACTGGATCATGGTGCGGCCGGTTTGGGCGTAGATGTACTCGTTCATGGAGGTGACACAGAGGTAGGTGTGCATGGTGGGGCTCCTTCCGGGAGAGTGAAGTAGGCGGAGGCAAGCTAGGGGACGTCGGGGTCGAGGCGGTTAGGGATTCTAGACAGGTTTCGCATGAGCCCGGCCCGCAATTCGGTAAGTTGGGCTTCCATCGTGGTGATTTGGCTGCGGAGTTGTCGGGCCTCGTCGTGGGACGCAGGACTGTTGTGCTTGGCAAGTTGGTTGCGCCGTTGTCGTAGTGAGTCGATAAAGGTCTGGTGGGAACGACAGCAATCAGCGATGGAAAGAAGTGGGGCGGCTAAGGGGGGTAGGCCCCGCCGGGCAAGGTCGTGGTCGAAGGCTGCGGGGTCGGCCCGTATTCGAGCTATGTCATGCATCTAAATGGACTCCATTTGGGTGAGTATATAGGTGGGTGGGGCGCTGGGCAAGTGGAAGCTCAGGTTTGGGGGTGCACGCCCGCGAAGCATGACCGGTAGGTAGTCTCAAAAAAGAGACACTCTCACCAAGCTCACCAGGAAGGTCACCGCTAAGTCATTGATTTTGCTACAAAGGTGAGGGAGTGAGGGAGGTGAGGGCCCTCTTTTCTTCTAGGGAAAGAAAAACATATAAGGAAGTAAGTGAAAAAAATGCTCACCATTCTCACCTGGGCACTTTGTTAAATGATTTCAAGCACTTAGCGGTGATGAAGGGGTTGAAGAGGGGGTGCAGAGCCCTCACCGACCCTCACCGGGGGCAAACGCCCGGCGGGGCATAGCAGGAGGTGCAGTGCTGGGGGCGGACTTCTGGAATTTAGGAGAGTGCACATAATATGTCAAGTGGAGTCAGTTGTCAAGTCGCCGTTTGGGTCGAAGGCCCGCTGGGCTGGTGGGGCTCTTCGCTACCCGGTCTAAGGCTGAAGGCCCGGGTTGAAAGTTCCTGGGCCGGGCCCCATATAGGTGGTGAAGCGCGGGCCGGAGGCCCGCCGAGGAGGCTTAATGTGGTAGGTGGAGACCCAGACCCATGGACACCATGTGTGCTATTTGTGCAGAAATTAAATGAATTAAAATTTAAAGCCAGAGATTATTCAGATGCGTGTCAAATGATGGCTTGCTTATATAAGGACCGAAAGTTGGTGAAAGTTAAGGCATTTTATGATGAGTTGGGTGCATTTTGCGATGCACAGGACCCAGAGAAGGAACTTCAAGTGAAGCTTTATGCAAGGAAGTCGGGTGGAGATGAATGAGATGAAGGCGACGCTACTGCGGAGCAGTGGCTGTGATCTTGACATAGTAAATGCTGCCCGCGTTTCATTTGGCAAGCGCAAGGAGGAGCTTGAGGCAAAGGACACAAGGCTGCTGAATTATTTGGCGAAGCATCGGCATGAGATTCCACTTGCACATGTGGGTGCGACGTTTCATATGAAGGCCCCGGTGTTTGTGGCGAGGCAGTTGGCGAAGCATCAGGTGGGCTTTGTGTGGAGCGAGATTAGCAGGCGGTATGTGACGGGCGGGGTGGAGTTTTGGTGGCCCGAGAAGTGGCGGAAGGCGGCGGTGGATGTGAAGCAGGGCAGCAGCGACGAGGGCGTGCCGGAGATGGGGACGGCGTCGATGCGGCGGTATGCGGAGCAGACGCTGGCGCAGGCGTTGGATGTTTATCAAAGGATGGTGGCGGCGGGCGTGTGTGCGGAGCAGGCGCGGGCGTGGCTGCCGGCGAGCACATATACGGAGTGGCACTGGACGGGGAGCCTGCTTGGGTGGGCCAGAGTGTGGGGCTTGCGGACGAAGGCGGGGGCGCAGCGAGAGACGCAGGACTTGGTGCGGCAGATTGATGGGCCGCTGAGTGAGGCGTTTCCGTATGCGTGGGCAGCGTTGAAGCATTATGCTAGCAAGGTGGAGGCAGAGTGATGGCTAAGAATAGTGAGAAGTGGGTGCCGAGCGCGCGGGCAGACATCGTAGCCCGCCGCACATATAGTCGGCCGAAGGATGGTGGGGGCTTTGAGACGTGGGTGGAGGTGGTGGAGCGCGTCATCAGGCACCAGAGGTGGCTGTGGCAACGCGCCTTGGGCGATGTGCCGCTGAGTAGGGCGCAGGAGGAGGAGCTGAGCGACCTGAAGCAGCTGCTGTTGCTGAGGAAGGCTAGCGTGAGTGGCCGGACGTTGTGGCTGGGCGGCACAGAGGTTAGCAAGCGGCGCGAGGCGTCGATGTTTAACTGTGCGTTCACGAAGGTTGAGACCATTCACGATGTGGTGGATGCGTTTTGGCTGCTGTTGCAGGGTTGCGGCGTGGGGTTTGAGCCGGTGGTTGGGACGTTGAATGGCTTTACGGGGCCGCTAGAGATTGAGGTGGTGCGCAGTCAGAGGCATTTGCTGGAGCAGACGAAGGGCAGGGAGCATAATGAGGAAAGCTTTTCTGAAGAGGAAGGGCGGCGGGTCTGGACACTTAGTATTGGGGATAGTGCTGAGGCGTGGGCGAAGGCGGTGGGTAAGCTGCTGGCAGGCAAGCGGGCGGCTGATGTTCTTCGACTGGACTTTAGGCAGATTAGGCCGGCGGGTGAGCGCCTCAAAGGGTATGGCTGGATCAGCTCCGGCGATGAAACATTCGCTCCCGCCCTCGCGAAGATTGCGGAGATTTGCAACCGGCGTAGTGGGCAGCTGCTAAGCCGCCTGGATATTATGGATGTTATCAACCATTTGGGCACGACGCTTAGTAGCAGGCGGAGTGCAGAGATTGCGCTAGTGCCGTATGGTGATGTTGAGTGGGTGGACTTTGCGACGGCTAAGAAGGACTTTTGGCTTCATGACAACAATCATAGGCAGCAGTCTAATAATTCGCTCGTCTTTAAGCAGACGCCCACACGAGGTGAGCTTGAGGGAGTTTTTGAGCTTATGGCTGCGGCAGGAGGGAGCGAGCCTGGGTTCATTAACGGAGTGGCAGCTAAGCGTCGCGCAGGCTGGTTCTCGGGCGTCAACCCTTGTGCGGAAATCCTGTTGCCTAACAAGGGCTTCTGCAACCTAGTGGAGCTGAACCTTAGTCGGTTTAATGGCAATATGCCGGGGCTGTGGGAGGCGGCGAGGCTGCTTGGTAGGGCTAACTATCGGCAGACCTGTGTGAATCTGGTTGATGGGGTGCTGCAAAGGGCGTGGCACGAGAACAACGAGTTTCTCAGGCTGTGTGGCGTGGGTGTGACGGGCGTGGTGCAGTGGGATAAGGCGGATGACCACGGGGCCTGGGTGATGCTGGCGACTGTGGCGCGGCGGGCAGCAGAGCGGATGGCCGATGAGTTGGGTCTGCCAAGGTCTAAGGCGGTGACGACGGTGAAGCCGAGTGGGACGCTCTCTAAGGTGATGGATACGACGGAGGGTGTGCATAAGCCGCTTGGCAAGTACATCTTTAACAATGTGCGGTTCAGTAAGCATGACCCGTTTGTGGAAGAGCTGAAGAAGGCACGCTATAGCGTGATTGATGATCCGTCGTCGCAGGATGCGGTGCTGGTGAAGTTTCCGGTGGCGTATGAAAGTGTGGAGTTTGAGGTTGTAGATGGTGTTGAGGTCAATTTGGAGAGTGCTATCAGGCAGCTGGAGCGCTACAAGATGATGATGGAGGCGTATGTCGATCACAATTGTAGCGTTACTATTAGTTATGATCTTAGTGAGGTGCCGGCGATTGTGGGGTGGTTGCTTAAGAACTGGGATACCTACGTGGGAGTGAGCTTTATTTATAGGAATGACCCGACTAAGACGGCAGCGGACCTGGGTTATTTGTATTTGCCACAGGAAGTAGTGACAAAAGAGGCGTATTATGAGTATGCTAAGGTGCTGAAGCCCTTGAAGGCGATGGGTGAGGGGGCGGAGGAGATGAATGAGGCGGTGGATGACTATGAAGTTGATACAGGGGGTGAGTGTATGACGGGTTCATGCCCCATTAGGTAGGGGCCGAAGGCCCGGATTGACTTTTGAGGGGCTCTGGCATATGATGCGCCAGAGCTTTCTCGGGGAAGGGTTGAAAATGCAGTTCACGGTGTCGTTTGTGGCAGGCGTTTACCGCTTCTTGGTGGAATCCACCGAGCCTGGCGTTGATTATGAGGAAGAGTTTGAGTTGGTGGATGTGAATGAAGCCAAGATGACGGCTAGGGAGTTGATTGAAGAGATTGCGCAGGATGATGAAGACTTTGGTGAGGATGTTTGGGGCGACCCTCGGGAGGATTGACTAGAATGACGCGTACAATTAGTGATGAAGGCTTGCAGCTTCTTAAGCAGTGGGAAGGTTTGCGCCTAGCGGCCTACAAAGATGTGGGCGGCGTGTGGACTATCGGTTATGGCTCAACTTTTGAGGTTAAGTTGGGTGATATCATCACTTCGGCAGAGGCGACGCGGCGTTTGATGCGGGATTTGGCGAAGTTTGAGCTGGTGGTGAATGAGGCGGTGCAGGTTTCGCTGCCGGATAACCAGTTTGCGGCGCTTGTGAGCTTTGCCTATAATGTGGGGGCTGAGGCTTTTCGCACGTCGACGCTGCTGAGGAAGCTAAATGCGGGCGGATATGAGAGTGTGCCCGGTGAGTTGGCTCGGTGGAACAAGGTGACCATCCATGGGAAGCGAACGGAGAGTGTGGGGCTGACCAATAGGCGTGCGGCGGAGATTGGGCTGTGGGCCAAGGGAAGTTTTGTGGCTAGCCGCGACGTGGCGGTGGTGGAGCCGCCATCGGCGGTGGGTCAGACGGCCTGGGTTGCCAGCATTGGTGCAGCAGTTGGCGTTGTGACGCCGGCTTTGCCGGCGTTTGGCGGCCTGGATTGGGCTACTACGGCGGTGCTGATGGTGGGTATTTTGGTTGGTGGGGCGGGTTATTTGTGGTGGCATTCGCGCCGTGGATAAGCGTGCCGAAGCAATTCAGCAGTTCGTTGAGATGCATGCGCTGGAGGAAAATGCTCTTACTGCGTTGAAAGCAGTTTTTCAGCAGAATCCGAGGGCTTTGCTGATAGCCTGGGAAAGTGCCACTGGTGTGGGTGTTACAAGTGTGCCTTTTAGTGTGGCGCTAGTGCATGGCTTGGTGGGTATGGTTACTGAGATGATTGCTAGTGAGAATGCCGAGGACGAAGAGGAGGAAGATGAAGATGCTGTTGCTTTTTAGTGGGCTCTGGCAGAAGGCAGCCGGGTATGTTATAATGGTGGGTGCAGTTATTGGTGCGTTGCTGGTGGCCTATGGCCGTGGGCGCCGGGCTATGCGTGAGGAAGTACAGCGGCGAGTGCTGGGCCGGGATTTGGAGAATAGGCGCCTTGGTGAAGTTGTGCGCGGCAATGTTGCTGGTGGTGATCCTGCTGACGGGCTGCGCAAGTGGCAACGCGGTGGGGGTTGACGTTTGTGGGCCGTGGCAGCCTATCTTTGTGGGGCAGGCTGACAGGCTGACACTTGAGACCGGGCGGCAAGTGCTGGCGCACAATGAAGTTGGGGCGCGCCTTTGTGGCTGGCGCCCCCAGGGTAGCTAGAGATGCCCAGGATTAAGCTATCGGAGCTGACTGCCGCGACGTCGACACAGACTGGGGCACTGGCTGTTATTGTCCAGGGTGGTCAGACCTTTAGGATTCTGAC